CTCTGTTTTTGCCTCATGAGAATCAATTGTATATGTTTGAATTCGAACCATTATTTAGTTGGAAGAGGTCAATATTTAGGCTGTCTTTCCAGGGTCTAAAAAATAGCTAGAATTATTTATTAATGTCATTATTCAAGAATCATACAGATTTAGTTGAACAGAAATTAATAAAGGGCTCTGAAAAGGATAAATCTAAACCTCAGAAAAAGAATGCTTTTGAAGAAAGAACTACTCTTGATATGTATCATAGAACACAACTTGATTCAATTAAAATAAAGATTCAGGATATCTCTGGGCTATATCTAGAACGAGATGGATTACTTGAATTAATCAATGTATGTAATGACGAAATTCTTGTTGGGCAATATGAAACACGTCTTCATATAATTGAAAAGGAGATATCCTCTTTGAAAAATGATCAACCAATTTATGATTATTTCTTGAAAACAGGTGGAATTCTTTTTAACTATTACGATATACAAGATAAAATCGCATCTGGAGAAGTGACTGAAAAAAGTAAGCATTCTAAATCAAAGCCTGGCAATATTCTATCTGTCCTTACAGAGGCTGCAAAGAAAGATGGAATCTATGTTGAAGATAACTGTACTACTACTACTATTCCTGCGCAGGGGCGCGAAACACTTCTTGAACAGTATCTAGAAATAGTAGATGGAAACTTCAAAAAGAAAGTTGTTTCAGAAATTGAAGAGGTGACAGGAGATTGTAAGTTTTGTGGGGAAGAAATGATATTCTCCTCAAATGAGGCTCTTTTTAACTGCCCTGAATGTGGAAATCAAGAGTTTATTCTCATGGACAGCGACAGGCCATCCTATAAGGATCCACCTCGTGAAACAAGTTATTATGCTTACAAACGTATCAACCATTTTAATGAACTTCTTGCGCAATTCCAAGCGAAAGAAAGTACTGATATTCCACAGGAAGTATTTGATAATATTCTTATTGAACTAAAGAAAGAGCGTATTACAGATATTAATAATCTAAAAATTCCCAAGTTACGTGAAATACTTCGTAAACTGAAGTATAATAAATATTATGAACATATTCCAACAATTATTTATCGTTTGAATGGAAATAATGCGCCAATTATGAATCGTGAAACTGAGGAGAAGTTACGCCATATGTTTAAGGAGATCCAACCTTCCTTCCAGAAACACTGTCCCAAGACACGCCGCAATTTTTTATCATACCACTATGTTCTCTATAAATTCTGTGAACTTCTGGAAATGGATGAGTTTCTTCATTGTTTCCCATTGCTAAAAAATCGTGATAAACTATACCAACAGGATAATATCTGGAAACTTATATGTACAGATATGGCTTGGGAGTTTATTAGGTCAGTTTAGGAGCGGTTTCTTGATCTTCTTGTTTTCCTCGTTCCCTTTCTCCTTCTTCTTGTTTTTCTGCTGCTGCTGCTGCTGCCCCCTACAAGAAAATCTCCACTGTTTGCTCTATTAACTATTTGTTTTGCCCATACAGGGTTGATTTTTTTCCGCAGCATGGTGAATAATATTCTCTGTTACACGACCTGTTCGAACAAGTGGGGCTAAAGGCTCCGCAATTCCGCAATTTTTACTATATCGAGGATAAATTTCATCCATCCATTGTCTTAAATGTACTGGATGTAAATTCTTACCAGCATTTAGAATACGTGCCTTTAATTTTGGCGGAGAGTATCCTTTGCATGTCTGGCTCATATTTAATATTTTTGAACTAGCATTCATTATCGTCCACCTCTCTAACCATATACAATAATTCCTTTCTTAGTCTGGATACATCCAGTTAGCCATCCAAAGCTATCACGCTCGCCAGGAAATACATAAAACCCAGCTTCTCCTAGAATTGTATGATTTTCCCAAATATTTTTACCATTAAAGTCAATTAATGCGTCGCATGCTAGGGTCGATGCTAATGAATTAATAATATACTTATCACTCTCGCCATCATCGTCCTCTAGTAAGGGATCATCGTCAATTGTCTTAAGAAGAGTAATCAACTCCTCAAGAGGGGTAATTGTATCTACAATGCTATCGCTCATTTTTTCCTTACAGAGTGCTAATAATCTGCTGCTAATCAATTTTTTATGGCTTCTAAGAATACGTAAAAAAGAGATTATTTAATATTAATTAACAACTAATTCATTGTGGGATCTAACCGCGCATAGGGAAACCGACGAGGTTGGCACCCAGACCGAAGCCGGCACCCTGGCGGGCCGTAACACCAACGGAGGGGGCGAAGACATCCAGAATGGCGAACACCGCCGCGGCGAGCAGGGCTAGCGATGCAACCTCATCCAGAGGTAGCGCCTTGCGAGGGATAAAAACAGCGGCAGCCGCAATTACAAGGCCCTCAATCAGATACTTAATAGCGCGAGTAACAATCTCACCAAAATAGCCGTCCATTTGCTTATATTTAAGCCGAAGAAAATATTCTATAAAATTGGATACACTTGACGCTACAAAAAGGTGCGTAAAGAGTGTGTTATTATATTGATATATTACGACAAATGAGTCGTTCAAGTGAACCAGATTTTCTAGATGAGGATGATGAAATCCGCGGTCAGCGTTATGTCCTCTTGTCTTTCCTTTCACCAGAGAAGGTACTTGCCAAAAAGGATGTTCATTTCTTTAATGAATTCGTAAAGGATTATGAGATTTCTTGGAAGACTAAGAATCTGGAGAAGTATCTTGCTGAACAGATCCTTTCAGTGCGTAAGATGCTGTTTGAGCAGGCTGATAAGTTTGACGCTGAAGATCTTTCTGGTGTTGCTTTGAAGTGTCGTAACGCTGTTAAGAATTTTAGTGTAGAAAATGTCCTTGATTCCTATAAGGGATATTTAACAAAGAATAAGAATGAAATTAATCTAACCAAGATTAATGAGGATTATGAGGAGTTCTTATTTAAGAATCAGACACGTTTAGAGGATGAATTCTTCGCGAAAAATAACTTTCAGACAACAATTCGTGGCCTGAAGGTTCGTGGAGTATATGATACGTCTTTTGAGGCTGAGACTCGTGCAAAGAAACTTCAGCGTAAGGATCCTAAGTTTAATATTCTCATTGGCGATGTTGGTAAGTGGCTCGCATGGGATCCTTCTCCTCACCAGATTCCTAATCAGGAGTATGCGAATGAGGAACTCAATAAGCTTATGAAGATGAAGAATGAAAATGAGGAGAAACTGGACGAGTTCTATACGAAGAACCCCGAGGTAAAGGGCTCAAAGAGTGTTAAGTCAGTTTTTAATATGTCTCTTGAGCCGACAAGCGATGTTGTAACACAGGATGGGAGTGTTAATACAGTGACAGAGGCGACAAGCGCTCTTTTTAATGGCCCTGCAGATCTAGCTCTAGCTCGTAAGATGGAGCGATTGGCTTCAGAGGAGACAAAGTCTACTACAATTGATAATACTTAGAACTTTGCTGCCAATTGTATTGTCAAGTGATTAATACCAAAGTTAAGAGATATAATGTCTTAACTTTATCATTAAACTATATAATTAAAAACTCTTATACACGAGGAAAGATTGATGTGCACTTCTCCTGCTGGCAAAAGTAGCCTTCTGGGCAAGGCTTCGCATAATCCTTACAGGTGAGATCGGAAAAACCTAGTGTGCTACCAGAACCGAAGGATAAAGGGCCCAGATATGCCTTGGCAATAGGAAGTGCAATAATTAATATAATAAATACAAGTGCGAGGCCAGCCAATGTGTAAGGGGCGCTACCACGTGCCATCTTTCTTATAGATACTCAGATTTTTCCGCGTTGTCGTGGACTGACTAGTGGGCCAGAAGGCAGACCCACACTTTCATCTTATCATCTCCATCTTTTTTCACAGTGGCTGTTATGACCTCCTGAACAGTACTCATCTGTATTTGGACAGCACGTAGAAGTATGCTGTTCTTTTGCCGTTGATGCCTTTTGACCATTTGGAAGATAATAAGGCCCACAGAACTTTTTGCCACATTGCCAGCACCATGATCCCCCACAACCTGCGCCAACAACAAATTGCCCTTTTGATTCTAGGCCACATGCAAAAATATAATTACACGCATCATCTTTGAGGCACCACCTCTGACACCAGGGGCACTGTTTCGGATCCATTAAAGAGCCTTAACACAAAGTAATATTAAAATATAGAAAAATATGTCTCTTGAAATTTTCGTTGTATTTCATAATACGATTAATGATGATAACTATAAGGACCTAACCCCTTCTGAAAGATCACATCTCACATTTATTGCAGTGAATGAGGCTCTGCCAAAAATATACGATTCCTCAAAATACAGAGATATAAAGGAGTGGGAACTGCCAATTTATTATCCAGAACTACAAAAAAATGGATTTAATGAAAACAGTGTGCTTCGTCATCTGTGTGAAAATAAAATAGTGATGAGTGATTATTTTGGTATTACTCAATACGATTTTTATTTTCATAAAAATAGTATTCAGTCTGTTGTTGATAATATTCGTTCATCCCCTACAAGATTATTCTTTGGTTCAGAACTAAAACATTATGAAATATGTTTTGTATATACGTGGCTCAACTTTGCCACATATAATAATCGCGTTATTTTTGAACTAATGAAACAGCAATATGAAGTCGCAAGGAAAAAGAAAACTGATAGAAATAAGGATTTTCCTTTACTAAATAGTTATATAATACCAACAAAAACATTCTACGAAATAATGCCAATTGTAAAAGATCTTTATAATTTGTATATGGAGCACAAAGTCTTTGGAGAGGGAAATCCTTATAAGGATCTAGCAGGGTCATTTGAAAGAATTATGGCATATATCATTGGGCAAGAGGCCGATAAATTAATTCACTGGAATATTAGTCATACTCATTAATACTTTCGTACATGAATTTCAGGCCCTCTTAAGCGACGGGCGGCATTTGGATCATACTGTCCCATAGCATCCTCTGAGGGACGGGCATTGGTCTGTGAAAATCTCCAGAGTTCTGGTGAACAAATCTTAAAGTCTGGATGTATCTCAGCCTTATAATAGAAAATAGTATCTTCTAATTTACTGCTTTGGCTTGTATTATCAATAACAATACATCCGAAATTCTCTGTAAGTTGGTCCATCATTTGACAGAAGAATTCAAATGATGGAAAAGTTGAACCATAGTTATCAAAAATACGTCTTCGATTTGTAATATATGGCTCTCGCAGAATAAATACAAAATCTACATTTGTACGAAGAGCCGGTTGAATTCCGAGGGGGTACTGCATTGTAATAATAAAGAATACTTTGAGCCAACGACCGTTCATAAACAAATAACGAATATTCTTGTCATGTGTCCAACTATCATCATACATACAGTCGTCAAGAATTAAGAATGAACGTGGATCTTTTTTGCTTATAACACCTTGAGTTGCTTCATCTTGAATTGCCTTCATCATCTTCTTTTGACGTTTTACATAGTTCTCAAGAATCATAGGAGAGTATTCTGGGTGAATGAAAATGGGGGGGATCATCTTTCCATATGCTCCATTTGATTCCTCTGTGCCGCTGATTACAGTACCAATAGGAAGATTTTGATGATGAAAAAGAAGGTCCCTTACAAGGGTTGATTTACCTGTTCTGCGACGACCAATAAATACACATACTGCATCTTGTGGTACTCGTTTCATATCAAATTTCTTAATACCGACCTCAATCTTTTGCGTTGCAGCCATTTGTCTAATTACTTTATTTCTAAAAAAAACTTCTTATTTGCGCGTTTACGGCTACTAGTTTCTATAAGATTGTAAAATCAGAATGGGTAAACATAATCGTAAAAAGGTGAGTGGTAGCGGTGGCGGCGGCGGTAGTGGTGTTGTAATGGCCTCTGCAACAGTTAATATAGGAAAGACTAATATTAGTGATGAAGCCATACGTGAATTAAGTTCTTCGTATACAGATTTTCAGAGTTATTTTCCTCTTCTCGAACGTTTTAAAGGTAATAAAGATATACAATCTATTAATACTGGCCTTGTTGCTAAATCAACATTTCCATGCGATACCGATGAAGTATATGTAAAAGTGGTACATTTACTTAATCCGGATGATTGGATACAGGGAAACTATAGTTTCACAAAGCATCTATCAATGCCGGGTCTTTCGAACGGATGGGGAAATGTAGTTGATAAATTACAATGTGAAGAGAATCAAGCATATGTTGATACACTAGCCGTGGCACTCTTATCACAATTAAGAGAACAGAATCTTTCTCCACATTTTGTTAAGTTCTATGGGGCTCTTGTTGCAAAGGCCGATAAATATTGTTATAATATTTCTGAAGAATTTCAGAGTTATAAGGCCACGAAATGGTTTTGGACAAATTTAGGAAGTGGTGAGAATTTTAAGTTAAGAATATATTCTTCTGAGAAGATGCGTTTTCTAAATGATGATGAACTAGTTCCGTTTATGCTAAAACCAGAAGAAGTAGAACTTCTGAAGGATGATGCTGAAGGCCAAGAGGATAATATTCTAGAAGATATACCAATTAGTAATAGTAATAGCAGTAATACATTAAGTGATATAGGATCAGTTCATTCTATAGATTTAGAACTTGATGAGACATCTTCTGTAAGGTCAATCTTAAGAATTAGCCCTTCAAATCATACAATCGGTGATGATGATGACAATGATGACGATGACGATGGCAATGATATTTATGCTGAATTTAAGAATATGCCTGTGATGCTAATTTTTATGGAGAAACTTAAAGGTGTAATGGACGATCTTCTTGAAGATAAAAGTTTTACAGAAGAGATATGGATTGCTTGGTTGCTCCAAGTTATTTTTGCCCTTACACAGGCTCACGCATTTATTGAAATATATCACAATGATCTACATGGAAATAATATACTCTTTACCCCTACAGAGGATGAGTTTCTCTACTATAGAACAAAGGATGGGCAAGTCTGGAAACTTCCAACCTTCGGAAAAGTATTTCGCTTAATTGACTTTGGCCGCGCTATTCTGCGCGTTCAGGGGCAACTTGTTATTAGCGATGACTTTTTTGAAGGAAATGAGGCGGCAGGTCAATACAATTTTGGAACTATTCGCAACCCTAAAGAGGCTGCTGTTGTTCCAAACCCTTCATTTGATCTTGTTCGCCTTGCTGTTAGTATTTTTGATGGACTATTTGAAGAGAAGCCAGCTGAAAAAACTGGCCCAATGGTATCTGTATTAAGCAAAGAAGGGTCATTTATTGTTAAAGAAACTATTTCACCATTATATAACCTTCTATGGTCCTGGATGATTGATGTCAAGGGAGAAAATATTTTACGAGACGAAGATGGTAGCGAGCGTTTTCCTGGCTTTGATCTTTATAAACACATAGCGGCTAACTGTAAGGCGGCAGTTCCTCGTGATCAAATCCGCAAACCAATTTTTGAACGATTTAAGGTTAGCGGCCCTGTTCCAGAAGGAACTGTAGTATATCCATTATTTGTATAATGTGAATGGCTGAATAGAACTAAAATTAATACCACAAAGTGGGCTTAATTTTGGCACTAAATAATTAGCGGTCTAAAA